CCTTGCTACACGTTTTCATGGTAGCACATGCGGCGGCTTTGCCGTCGCATGCCAGCCTGGACCCGTTATTCGTACCTCAATGGTACGAGTCGGAATCCCCGGGTGGAAAGCTTCGTCCAGTCGTGGTCTGACACTTCCATTGGGAGTAATTCAGCACGTCTGTCTACCGTTATTAGGTAGCGAAGCAATCTCGCATAGCCATCTAACTTTGAAACGGCATGTCCTGGTACAGGGTGAAAACCCTCTACCTTGACGTCGTGAGTGTCTGGATCAATCCAGCGCCTCGCGGTGTCGTTCCGCCATATGATGTTATGCGTAAGGACGAGTTGTGGTTCCTCGGAATATGGTAAACTCGAGCCGAGGCGGTTTTCTACCGCATCGAGCAAGAATTCAGCCGTACGCCAAAGGCCACGGTCATAAGCTTGTCGGCTAGTGCTGACCATGCTTACGATGTCCTCGTCCTCAAGCCACGTGCGTGACCAGAAGTCCCTACGAATGTACACTGGTTTTACCAGTATGCCTTTGTAGGCTTCAATTCCGCAGCTTTCCCTGAAATGAGACCTATAGAAGGACTTATTCAGGTTAGGGATAAATCCCAAGCTGCTAAGGTCGCGCATCACGCCCGGTATGTACTGTGTGGGAGCGATGATATCGTCCCCGTACACAGTAATCTCGCGGCAGATTTCCCTCATCCGCTTCGAAGTGAAGCGAATGTTGAGTTGGTTCATGATCGAAGCTGCAACTGCAGCCAAGAACACTGCCGACTCAATCGGGAAGCACGTTGCTGATCCCATCGATGCGAATTTCCGAAGACGGATTACTCCGTGATTCGGTACATCAATGGTCTCTGTCCTGCATGCAAGTAGCATGTGGAGCAGTTCAGAGTCATCTTGGAATAAGGCACCAAGATGATCCAACGTGACGGAGTCAGAGGCTTTCGATAAATCGATCGTCCCTAAGCTCCGATCTGTGGATCCAGCGTATGCCCTTTGCTGTGACTTCCCCTGGTCGGAAAGGTCAATAGACCTTCCCAGCCAAGAGTCATCGAAGGCACTCTTTAAACTCCCGTTAAGGGCCTGTTGCCAGAATTGATTAGCAACAGGCTCCGAGGCAATTAGCCTTGGGGAGGAGGAGTTCTTCGGAACAGCGATAAGGCGCGCAGGAGGATCGGACCGAGAAGTCCGATCAGCTTGCTGCGAAGTGCATTCGATCCCTTCAGGGTTAGAAACCCAAAAAGTATCGAAAGCAGTGTCAAGACGCCATAGGCTAGTGGAGGTGATATACCCCCACTTTCCATCAGCGTCAAGACGCTCCGCAACAGCTCCAGGTCCGTGCTTTGGCTTGAGTTGGTAACGATGTCGGTTAGCGGTCTCACGACTACTAATCCGTCCGTCCAACTCGGCCCCGATTGCTCTTCCGCATTGGATGAACAAGCGGCCAAGAGTCCCAAGAGTACCGAAGTACTGACCAACAGTAAAATGTTGATCACGTACCGAGGTAGTATATCCGAAAGTGGATATACTTTTACTCCAAAGACTTCCATGGATGAGGTTCTCTTCGTCATCGGCGTATTCCTTGTATGCTAAGTTGCACACGTGGGTTGCCGGTAAC